AGATCCAATGTAAGGATCTTGGATTACGCTAAAATAACTACCACTTAGATTACCGTTGATATCAAAATAGAACAACGTTCCAGGAATATCTTTAATGAGAACTTGGATGCCCAATTGTTGACCCGTTACTGGATCATTTTCTACATCTGTGATATTTTTGTAAGTAAAGACATTAGTGTTTTCCTTATCAAAGGTAAACTCTAGTCTTCTATCTTGATTAGAAACATCAGAAGTATCAAATGTATAAGCATGACCATTGATTAGATTCAAGTTTGGCTCTTGACAGAAAATAACCGCAGTAGTTACGATTGCTTCATTTGGAGTCGAAGAACCTGTGGGAATATTAAACTGGAATCTTCTCTGAGTTGTAGCACCAGTTACAACAAAGGTTCCATCATATTCAGATGGTTGGCAACCAGTAACAACAACTTGATCTCCAGCTTTGAGGTTGTGGGAAGCACTAGCTCTTAAAGTATATTCAATCAGTACATTATTTGGAGTAAGGGTAAATCCATTACCATTACCAATGTTCAGATTGTTGGCTGTCAGTTGCTCACCAGCTCTATATCCAGAACCAGCTTTGGTTAGAACAACAGAACTGACTTCTTGATTGCTGTTAACAGTAATCGTAAATTCGGCACCCTCTCCAGAATCTTGACCATTGAACAGTGGGACATTATAGTAAACGCCTTCAGTGTATCCACTGCCAGCAAAAATAACCCAATCCTGATCGATCAGGGAGCCAGTCTTAAGAACAGTTCCAATATCAACACTAAATCCGTTTCCACCGCCACCACCAATCTGTGCGTCATTTATTGTAAGAACATCTCCGTCGAGATATCCTTTTCCTTGATTGGTAATAGTAACCGCAGTAACAGCACCACCACTAACGGTAATATTAGCAATGGCACCAGAACCAGAACCACCACTAAGGCGTCTGCCATTATAAGTGCCGTTTAGATAATTTTCACCACCAGTGATTGTCAGTTCACCTTGCTGGATTCTACCAGGACTGCTTTGGTAGTAATCAGTGGCATCAAAGTAACTGAAGTTATATTTGTTATTGATAATTTTGACATTAATGTCTTTATTGATGTAATTGTCAGTAATACTTACATCAACAAATTCATCTGGTTTGATGAAATGTGGTTCCTCTGTAGTAATAGTAGCCGTGATGACATCAGTGTCATTATTGACAGAGTATACCAACGCGCTAACGGTTTCCCCAGTGATTCTACCAACACGAGCAGAAATTCCACTGCCACCAGTGTCGGTTTCATCAAAGATGAGTCGATCATTAACTTTATAGTCAAAGCCAGCACCTTCAATCAAGTATTGATCAATACCTGAAGAGAAATATCTATTTGTAGCAGAAACATAGAGGGAATCTGTCTTACCGCCTTTGATTGTTGGGAAGTAATCATAGTAACCAATACCAACATCATCAAATACCAAGTATACTGGTTCGGTGCCACCATTAGCAAAGTTCTCCAAAATAATTGGAGTGGTAGCATCTTCCATTGCTAGCAGGAATTCTTCTGGATCGCCAAGATCTTTTCTGCGAACAACAGATTCATCAACTGCGATATATGGAGCCTTATAACGCACAGCATCTTCAGTAAATAGACGCTGAAGACCATTACCAGTCCAGTTGATACTATCTGCTTGAGAGTAGAAGTCTGGACCGATAAAGTAAGGGAATTTGGGGTTACCTGTTGTACCGTCGATAGCACAGAAGTATGCGTATACACCACCAGGATACTCTGGAGTTACGCAGAAACGACCGTTGTAGCGATCAAGGTCACCAGATCCTTCGACATATTCGTAGTCTTCGATGTAGGTGCCCATACGGTCAGTCAGACCCTGTACAAGCGCATCTCTGCTGGTTCTCAGCCTATAGCTGGAAACCATCTGCTTGTATTGGTTGAATGGGTTTTTGTTCTCTCTATCAGCGTATCCATAAGGACCATAGATGGGATGACCATCAAAAGCCCAACCAATGATAGGTGAGTGTCTAGTTGGATTGAGTTCTGAGTTGTTTGCGTCGCTAACGTTATCCTTCAGCAAGAAGCGAAGCTTCTTGGGGTTGTACATATATCCATATTCACCACCATATACCGCAAAGTTAGATCCTCGAATGGAAACTCCATTAGCAGCATCAGCAACTTTATATGGAGACATCTGAGCACTTGTCAGACCGAATTCTTCTGGAGTTGCGGCTTTGTTATAGTTGAGGACAGGCAGTTCTACTTGGAAAGCAGCACCTGTACCAGGATAGACAATATCAACAAATGTCTTACCAGCGGTATATCCAATACCACCGTTTGTAACTCTAATAGCAGTAACTTGCTGAGAATTAGAATCAATCTCAGCAAAAGCCACAGCACCTACGCCATCACCAGTAATGATAACGTCAGGAGGACCATAGTAGTTTGTACCACCATATGTCAGAATAATAGAAACAATTCTTCCATTAACAATGGAAGGATATGCTACAGCACCTGTACCAGAAATTAGAGTGATATTTGGTCTTTCGTCGTAATTGGATCCAGGGTTTGTAATAGTAATACCATCGGATTCCAATCCGCCACGAACAACGGCTTCAGCAGTAGCACCACTTCCTCCACCACCACTTAAAGTGACAGTTGGTACACCAGTATAACCAGAACCCTCAGCAGTGACACTAATAGCAGTAACCACACCAGAAGTAATAGTGGCAGTAGCAGCTGCTTGTACTGTAGGATTACCACCGCTAACAGAAACAGTAGGAGCAGTGGTATAATTTGAACCACCATTTGTTACGTTAATCGAAAATACTCGACCAGAAACAGATACTGTAGCTTCAGCAGAAACACCTTCAAGTTCCCATAGGCAGGAACCATCTACAGTAAGGCTACCGTCAACAGCAGTGGGTTCAGTTCCACGTTCTGCGGATTTACCACTACCAAGGTTTTTATATCTGTTACCAACGCTATTGCGAACTCTCTGGTTGATGAAATAGTTAGTTCCTGGTTTCCAGAGTGGTTCAAATTCTACAATAGGTGGATTGGTGATATCATAACCATCACCAGGGTTAAGTACGCTAATTTCACTAACGCCACCATAAAGACGGAAATCTTCCGACTTATATGAGAAGAATGGCACACCATTTACACCAATACCGATTTGCCCCACTGGAGTTGGGGTCTTAGTCGATTTTGTAAGTGTGGTTCTAGGAATACGTTTCAGGTAACGTTGGTTACCAGGATCTAGATCGATACCTTGGGCAAATGGTCCAATTCTATGGCTAGGCAAACCACTAGAAGCGATGATAGCATGGTCATCACTTCTGTAGGTATTTTGGACATCAGCAGGAATATTTTTAACAATGTTGTTGATACTGGTGTCAGTAGAGCTGGATTTTGCGAATTCTCTAGTAATCAGGAAATCGCTGTCAACACCAGCAATAGGAATGACATTTAAGCGAACTGTAAACTGAGTATCGTTCGCAGTACCAATAACATTGAAAGTTTTGTTATATACGTCTTCTGGAGCATTGAGAACAACAACTGTGTCATCACGACGTAATCCGTGAGGCTTTGAAGTTGTAATCAGAGCTTCTACTCTTCCCTGAGAGTCTGGGGAAGATAATTCAATTTTCTTACCAGTAAGAAGCTTCTTAACGTTGTAAACAAACGAATCCCAGATTGGCTCTAGAGAATCAAAACCAGGAGCGGCAGGAGTAGTGACTTTAGAGTCTTGTACGTAGTATTTGCCACCATTGGTGAGGTTGACACCTCTAGTGCCACCAAATACAGCAATGTCAATTCTACTTTGATCTACATTAGAATATCCGTAAATACCAAACGCCGAAATGACTTCAGAACCAGCTAAGTGTGGACGAGACTCAGTATCCTGCCTAGCACGGGTTACTCCAAGAAATTGAGTTACAGTTTTGTCGTCATACTCGAAAACTTCATTATTAATACGGAAACTTCCGTTAGTCTCTGGCCAACCGAGTGTAGAGTCAACAGTAACAAATCCCTGGTCGAGATTTGAACTAAGATCTTCGGAAAGAACAGTTTTATATGGTGTGGTGAATTCACCTTTACCATTTTCAGTATCTACATCCAATTCGTAGATTTTACCGTCTTCGGTAAAAACTTCTACAACAGTTTTGACGTAAATGCGGGCATCCCCTACATTTGGGTCATTGGGATCAGCATCTTGGTACAAAACTTCCCCTGTAAGTTCTACGGGGTTACCAGAGATGGCTTTAGCACGAATAATTTCTCTGGTGCTATAGTAAGCATCAGATGGTTTGAAAATTCTATCTTTAGGGTATAGAATTGTGGATTCTACACCAAAAAGAACCCTCATCAGATATTTGAAGGATCTGGAGGTTCCTTTAGCCGCATAGAAGTCTTTCAGTCGTTTTGTGACTGAAGAATCCCTAATACCCTCAGCAAACTTATTGGGGAACGATTCAGAGAACTGAGTTCTGAATCTTTCAAGAATAAACAGCGCAAAGAAGTTATTGAGGTTAATTACCTCAGATTGGAACGCATGTTCTGCTGGTTCGGACTCAGCAAATGTATATTCCTTGATTAGACCGATATTTGTCGTAGCGTGGAATCCACGAACACATCCTCTAAACTGTGTGTTAGTTTTTTCCCTATAATATATAATTTCTTCGTCAATGAGGATCAAACCCTCAGATGGAAAGTCTTTAGTGTTTTGTACGTCAATGATGCCCGCATCAATAGACACCAAGCCTGCGGTTACTGTGGATTCGACAAGATCATTGAGATTGTCGATATTATAGTAGTCATCAAAGTTCCCAATGATGTCCAGGGGATTACCCTTCAGTTCTTGGCTCCTATAGTAATACTTTAGGAACTGAATGAAGTCAGGATAATCTTCTCTGATAAATTGAGGTAAAAATTCCTCAACTCTATCAGATATTCTGTCTTTAACATCAGGTGAGACTGTAGCGTCAATGGGAGAGACTCCAACCGATGTGGAGGGAGTCTGCCAAGACGCTACGCGCCAAGATGACCTTTCAATTGCCATTAGGGTTTAACTATAGCTGGACTCTGGGATAATACCTGTACCTGCGGTATTAGAACCGCTCGCAATCTCATCATCAATTACATTTACCACTAGGTTATCTATACCCAATGTCAAATAGGTTTCTCGGAGTGCTACGAGATCATTTGACTCAGGTACGACCGAAAACTGGAGAATATTTTGATTGCTACCAACAACTTCATCAATGATCAAATCGTTGATAGTGATTTCTCCTCTTTCATAATCAACACTTCCCCAATTGCCCCCAATATACTGGGTAGCGCCATTTTCGGTAATGTAGAAAAGCCTTACAGTACCGAGACCATCATCATTTAGGTAATATGTAAAATTGCCACCATCCACTCTCTTAAAACCATTAGAGGTGAAACTTGGCGACTCCAATTGTGCGTTAATTCTATTACCAAAGCAAATAGTATAGTTAAAACGCTGATTCAGGGATACGGTAACATTTTTTCGCATTCTGATGCGAGTGATGTTTGATGTAACCGATTTTTCAGCATCGTCAATGATTTTCTGTAATTTTGAATACTTAAATTTGCCACCAAACTTGTTAAACTCCTTAGTTTGGTTAAGGGACTCCAGAGTCGTGAAAATGACCTGTTTGAGCTCCTCCTGGGAGCGTCTGGTGACGTTTGGGTTAAAGTATACGAAAGAAGTCAAATCAATATAGACTACAGATGGATCTATAATCTTTGGCTCGACCGCTCCTACAGAATAGTTGCGAATTTTCTTAAGAACTGCCTCTTTTTCGGAAATTGACAGTCTGTCAGCATTTTTGGGTTTAATGGCAATCATAACTTTGCCATATTCGGGAGGATCTGCTTGCTCTCCTCCGAATGCGACAATTGATTGGACATTTGGGTAAATTTGAGGAATAATCGACTCATAATCCTTAGTAGTTACCGCTCTACCGAAACTAGAGTAGAATTTGGGTGCGGCATACTTAATAGAAGTCACAGATTCGGCTTCTGCGCCACCATCGGGAGCAGATTCGAGTGTCAGAGTGATTCCAGACGTGATTGGGTTGTTACCAGAGTCCTTAATAGTTCCAGCAAAGGTAAAGTCGTCTAAACCATTAGCACCAGAACCACTAGAGAGCGAATATGTCGCTTCAATGACATCGCCATTCAAAAGTTTCTCCCCGATGATACCATCACCGAAGATAAGTTCAAATCTTCTGTATTCAGACTCTTCAAGGAAGAAGTTTTTGCTAGAGTTATCAACTGCGGTAATGTCAGTAGCCAAAAGATAGGCGTCAGTAACAGTTCCGCGAGTTACTTCAATCTTTAGAGTAGAAGTATCAGCTTTTTCGTTTCCGAGAATAAATCTTTGGCGCTCAGAAGTGTTTCTGACAAAAGTATCCTTAATGAAGATGCCCTCATAGGCAACAACATCATTAAAAGTCGCAATACCGTTCAGAGTATTGACAGAAACGATCAAATCTTTGGGAATTGAGAAAATATAGTTCGTATTTTCCTCACCAACGAAGCTTGCGAAGATTCCAGCGTTGATTTGGACCGCTTGGGGGTAAGGAAATGGAGTTTGGATCTCAACTTTGAAGGTAGCACGCGCAGATCTGTAACTTCTTGGCGTATAACCGATCAATTTAGCCAATTTTACGACATTTTCGCGCAAAATTGCGCTATCAAGGAAATTTTCGTTGACAATGAGGTTAGAACTGACCGCCGAATAGTAAGTATTGTAGGCGAGAACGTCTAAAAGGACCGAAAGTGACGATCCTTCAAAGTCATAATCCGAAAATTCGTCTTGACCAGCAAGATATGCCTTAAGTTGGGCTTTAATCTCGTTAAATTCTAACGAGTTGACCTGGGTAAGTGCCATTATTTCTTGAGGATGACTGCGATGTTGTCAATAACGTTTGGTAGACCTGTGATGAGATAGTATATCTCTACGTTGAGATCATTTTGGTCCTCAGTGAAATTCACTTGAACGTCATAACATACAACACGAGGTTCATATTCATTGACTAAGGTTTTCACCCTGTCCTCAAATTGGATCTTATTGCCAGATGACCAAAGTTCAAATAGTGGCGAAATTAGGTTTCCACCAAAAGCTGGTAGAAACGGCTTCTCATAGAAGTTGTAACGAACAATGTTCTTTACAGACTCCTTGATAGCCGCTTCATTCTTCAGAGTGTTAACATCGTCCGTAACGGGATTTTTCCGAAAGGAAAGATCAAAATCCTTAAACGAACGGCTAGTGGATGCCATTTGCCACAACTCGACCTACTGTATTTAGCAGGTTTTCTGAAGGGGCACTATTCCCAGCGTTCCACGTAGTCATCAAATCCATTTTTCCCACCACATTGGCGAGAAAGGCGATTTGAGGGTGGATCGTTGGGTTTTGCCTTGGTTGATTTTAGATATTTATCAGCTGCTGGAGAGGTAATTAGTACCATTCCGCTTTTGATGAAGTCGTCACCGACATCTACAGGTGAGTTAGCCATAAAAAATCCTCCTAAAAGTCTCAGAAGAGAACTTTTTAGGAGGTTGCTATCTCCGTGAGTAGTTATTTAGAACTACTTTCCTTGCCCACGGTACTTTTTCTTTGCTTTGTTACGAGAAGTAGCAGCGTATTTGGTGTTTTTGGAGTTGCCTTGACGAGTGCACTTGGGCTTAGACTCCAATTTTACGTTGCCAGTGAACGAAGGACGCTTTGCCATGGTCGTTTTTTCTGTGTGTTACCCCAAAATCATAGAGCCAAAGCGGGTTTTTGTCAACTCAGTCCCCGATGTAGACTTTTTTAGCGCCTTCAGAGATGCCATGGTTGGCAATTTTGCTCCCACAAGCGATGTCAGAACCCAATCGAGCGCATTTTTTGCCGTTTACAAAGACCGTATTCGATCCAGTAGTGATTTTTCGCTGTGTTGGGGCGTGAGTAGTGCTGTCACAAGTGTGTGCTGACCATTGATCATCCACTCTACCGACGTTTTGACCGCCCGCATAGACGTTTGGAGACCCCGCAGGGAGGGTTGTAGGGGGAAAACAACCATGTCCAGTACAATATCCGCCAACAACCGATGGTGTAGTGCTAGCCATAGTGATTAATATCGAGTTTGAGTGAGTGCTGTGCCCAATTTATCTCTACCTAAGTCCCAATTATTCTTCAAAGTCTGAGTAACAGTGAAAGTATAGGTCACAGGGACGCCAGAACAGAGGGTAATTACGTCATATGTATAGGTCAACGCCCTAGTGGCACGGAAATCGGGCTTGTATCTGATGAATGTATCCACTGTAGATGGGAAATCATTCTCAAATTGACCACCTGTAGTATATGGATCTGGTTGAACACTGTCTTTGCTGATAGTAAAGATCTCACCACCTTCGCTTTCAGTGCTATCCAATTCAAGTTTTGGTGTGTGAACCTGTTTTCCAGTCTCGTCGTCTCGGTATTCCCATACCCTTTCGTCAAACAGGGTCTCGTTAAAAGTCCCGATACAACTAATTGTAGGAAGAGTGCTGAGCACTGCTGTGGGTATATACGTCAAACCGCCTACTGGATACCCTGGGCATAGTCCAGGATCGATTCCAGAGGCGACTGAAGGGGTTACAGAGGTCATTTCGACACTGACTAAAACCTCTAATGGAGATGTGTCAGTGGGGCATGGCTCAAGGATAACTGTGATCGTATCCGAAAAGGGAACGCCGATCGTAGCATCGTTAAAATTGTATTTACTTAGGTACGCCATGCCCTCAGAGTTCGCGGTTTTTACGCGATTTTTTTAATCGTCTGTGAGGTGATCTAAACACATCGGAGATGTTCCTACCTCAATGCTATTTAAGCGTTTTTCATGGTCACAGACAACATCAACGAGTTTTTCATATTCCTCAGAGCCTGGACGGCGCATAAGGAGTGTCATGTCATTCAGACGCTTTTCTAATGCTTCTACTTGACTCTTCAAAAGAAGAATCATATCTAATTCGCTCATAGTGCTTCACAGGATATACACTGCTCTTGTAGATTGTACACTAACTTGTGATTGTCAGTGACAACATAAAATCCGTCTACGGTTTGATCATCAGAAGAATGGAAGCCATAAGTTCTCACTTTCTCGCATGTACCGTCGATACAAAACTGCTTCGTACCTGCGAGATATGAGTGAAAACGGTCATCCAGGTTAATCATAGTGCTACGGCTCCGTAGAGATTGTTGGGGAGCCCCTCTAAGGTAATTATAGAGGAATGTTCTGGTATGACAACACTTAAGTTGCCATTGATACCTTTCTTAACTTTCTTCCAGTAGGCTTCCTTCCTTACCCAGATACCATAAAATTCGTCGGCAGTTTTCACCTGCTCCTCTTCTGAAAAATACCTACGGCAAAGTTTTTCAAATTCTCTCGGACGCCCAACTTCAATGTCTACCCCAATCTGCTTGGAACCTACCGCAATCGCGACATAATCGTCACTGTCGGATTTACTCCAATGTACGTGGGCGGGCAAATGACAATTGAGCTTACCATCTAACCAGTCTGCGATACACAATCGGATTAACTCGGAGTGCGTCACACGGGGGTTATCAAAAAGGTAAACTCGGAATTTTTTCTCGGAAAAAATTTTGAGAATAGGGATCCTATGAAAAAGCATTGGCGTTCGTTCGAGGGGGCGAGAGCAAGACTTTATAGATTAGGCTTGCGGGTCCCTTTTAGCTAGGGGGGGGGCGCCCAGGGCGGGCGCCTAGTGTGATTCTTCAGAGTGCCCAGCAGGTCTGATTCACCCACTCGCCGTAGCTGATGGGTGCTAGCATGTAGCGGTCCCAGAGGAGGCGCAACTGGTCACGGCGTCGGCACTCGTGGGTGCTGTAGTGTCCAGACTGCCATGCGATCGTGACGCTACGGGTCAGAGGGGAGAGGCGAATGGCACGGGTTGCGGTGCTTGCCTTGCTGGTGTCTAGGGTGATCATGCTGTGTTGTGTGTGTGGTTAGTCTACCATGGAGGGGCGACCCCTCAGAGTTCCCAGAGCATCTCCTCCATCTCAGCGGCGTCGATGGCGGGGTCGTCCCAGCGCACCCCGTCGCCAGTGGTGACCAGATGGCGACCGATCTGCCCGTCAGTCATGCAGCGCACGAACTTCTCCCAGGCGGTCTCAATGCCTGCCTCTCGGTAGGTCACACACGCCTTAGCGGTGTTGTAGAGAAATTCATCGTTTCCGATCCAGAGGGCGGCGTTCCAGGTTTCGTAGTTTGCCCAACCGTTCATGGTCTGTCGTTTGTGTGTTGTGTGTATTGTAGAGCCAGGGTCGCTCCCCTCAGGGGGAGGGTGGACACCTCAGCGATTGACCCCAAACACCAGATCAGCGATGGCGTTGGTGTTGGCATCGGTGCGACACCAGCGGACGGGCTCACCCTTCTGGGGGCACATCCAGATCATGCAGGGCTCACCCGTGATTTGTGCCAGGCGGAAGGCGTGGTTCATGTCGGTCGCCCAGTCGCACCCGTGAGGATCGAAGTTGGTCCAGGCGGCGGGTTGAACTGCGATGGCGTTGGTCATGTGCTTTGCTTTGTTCCCTTAATTATAAGGGCAGAGGTTGGCGGTTCTGGGGGGCTAGTGGACAGTGCCCCGACTGGTTCACTTCCTGAGTTCGTGCTGTGCTGCCAGGATGATGTCAGCAGTCACGACCCGAAGGGGACGGATCGGCTCCCAGGCAACGTACAGCACGAGAGCCGCCACAACGATCTTAAGCATGGTCTGGCGATGGTAGGATGCAGAGCGGGACTTGGTGAGTGCTTTCATGATCAGTCGCGGTCGGAGATGTTCCACACTCCCCAGGTGCCTGCCTCAGGGGCAGGGGTGAGGATCTCGGTGCCTGCAGCAACGTCTGCTTTAGCAGCGGCAGAGCGTGCCATCATGGCGTTGTGCTGACGGGTGTAGTCAGCGAGGATGGCGGAGAGGTCAGGTGTTTTGTTCATGTCCTTAGTATAGGGTCTCAGGGGGTGCTGTGGGGGTTTGGTGGACACTCTGCCAACTGGTCAGGCAGCCGCCCAGTTAGTGTTACTTAGTGCCGAACATTTCTTGATACAAATCGAGATCCTGGTTCTTATACTTTTCATTGGTCAACCAGATCTCTTGTTCGATCCAGGCAACTTGTGCCCTTGCCTTAAGCAAACTCTCACGCAGTTCGTAGAGTTTCTGGTTTCGTTCTGTGATTGTCATGTGTTGAGTCTACAGGGTCAGGGGTGCTGATCTAGGGGTGCTGTGGACACCTAGCAGACCGTCTCCAGCTTGGCATAGAACTTTAGGAAGTTCTTGGTGACCCCAGGGGAGAACTCATGCGAGCCGCCGCTGCCATGGATCGGTAGGGGGAACGTTTCACTGAGGGCAGGGTGTGAGATCTTATCATGTCCAGAGCGACCCCTGCGGATCTCAACGCCTGGGATCTTGGCAAGCATCTTGCGAGCCTGCCTCATCTTGAGTTGTTTCATGGTGTCATTCTATAGGAAAGGGGGCACCGTAGCGCCCCCATGTCACGTTCTGTAATGTCTCAGGCGAGACGCATGGATGAGAAGAATGGGATTGTGTCCATCCCGTTGCCAGTGTTGATGCGAACGAACCAATCGAAGTTCTTCTGGAAGACGCCCTCCCCAGGCATCCCGTGGGCGTCTAGAATGGCGTTTAGGCGACTCTTGGTAGTGTTAGACTGCCAACCCCCATCAAAGAGGCGAACGAAGTTGTCGCCCACCTCAGCGATCAGGTTGCCATGGAGGCGGACGATAGCCACACCGTCACAGTGGTTGACCGAGGTGTTCCCAGACTGCCAGTCCCGATTCTCGGAGATGGCGGCGTTCATTTGGGTTTCGATCTTACGCATGGTGTCGTGTCGTTTGAACTGAGGTCATTATAAGCACCCCTCGGAGGGGTTTGGGTGCCACTGTGGACACCCTGTCAGGCGTCACACCAGGAAGGTGGAAGGGTCGCCGTAGTCTCCGACGATGTTGCCGAAGGCGTCTCGGATCTCGGCGTAACCGAATTCCTCGGACAGGTCCAGGCAGAGCAGCATGGCACGATCCAGGTCGGTTGTGGTCTCGTTCTCCTCAGGGGCAGAGGGGCAGATGATCTCGTAGGTGTTGTTCATGTAGACATTATAGGCACACGCGAGGGACGATCCAGGGTCAGAGTGGACAGTTCAAAGAAGTGGCACAGACCCGCTTGCGAATGTCCCCCATGGTGTGGCTCAATAGTTTGTGTCACCGAGAGAGGCAACGATTACTATCAACAACTCACTGAGAGTTTGAGTAATCGTCACCCACAAACACTTGGTAACACAAACCCTCCATCAGGTAGTAGTCAGCAACCTTCTGAAACTCAGGGTGATCATTGATTAGATCAGTGTCCAACAGATACTGAACATAATCCACCTGATCAGTAGGGTTAGCAAACTCAATCGGTGTAGTAATCATCGGAGGCGTCATCGTAGTTGTTGATGTCTTTGGTGTAGTTCTTGATCCTCTTAGCGTTAGCAATCTTATCAAGATAGCCGCTACTCTCAAGGTCAAGATACTCAGCATACTCTCTCTTCTTCTTACTGAAAGAGGAGTTACGATTACTACCTCTATTGTTCCAGGTTTTAGCCATTTGTGATACTTTTGTCTTAACTCAAAGGTTTCACTAATAGTTATACTTTCTGTGAAAGACTACCATCTTTCACCAAACCATTGAAATACTTACCAAGAGACAAATGCTGCTCTTTTGTATACTTTTCAAGGGTTTCTACCAATTCCTTCAAATCACCTGAGAAAGTATAATCATACACTTTCTCTTGACTTGCGAAGGTTACACTAACTTTCTCAGAGTCCACCGAAATCGTGTCAATAGCTGTGCTGTACTCTTTTACATCAAAAGTGACAGGACTCACAGTTGTGGCGGCTTTCGGTGCTGCTGCTTTTTTCTTGCGTGGTGCCAAGGTTTGATCCCTTTCGATTACTTTGTAATTATACAGCCAACTCGGAGGGTTTCGGAGGGGTCTGGGACAGTTCTCAAAGTGTACTCCGAGTGGTTGACTTTCGATAGGTTGCGTGCTAAGACCCACAAGCACCTAGACAATCTCATACGTTTCCGCGAACAAGCTCACACAAACCCATTTTTTAACACATTCTTTTCCACAGGTTTTTCCACAACGTTTTCCACAGAATACACGGAGTTTTCCACAAGTATGTTAGATTAACTGTTGTTTCAACACATCTATCACCACGGAGTAACGCGGAGCCTGTCCCTCATTATACACTCTATGTTTCTTCTTTGCTCTGAAGATCATATACTCTGACTCCATGAAATACTTTCTTACTACTCTCTTCTCTGTCTCTTGTACTTCTAGGAATGTACCATTGTCAGTAGAGATATTGTAGAAAGATCTGAATTGGATTACTCCTTCACATGGGTCATCATCATAGTGCCAATCTAGTCCATAGCCAGGATCGAGTACAGTAATACCAGCATATGTGGTATGACCAATGAACTCAATCATCTTGGTTAGTTTAGGCATCAGTTTAGCATTACGTTTGTAGTGCTGACTGTTGTATAGTAGGGGAGCGATACACCAACTAGGATTAGTTGTCCTTTGTGGTGCTTCATAATACTCCTTCTCTAGTATAGGAAAGCCTTTACCTTCTTTAGCGATGAAGTTCTCTTGATAGGAGGCAAAGTCTCTAAACTCTAGTTGTGGTAGTGCTTTATCAAACTCTTCTCTGATCTGATCATTGAATCGTTTGAGTACGAGTAATCGTGGCTCTACTTTACTTGGATTCAGGAATGAGGAGTTTGTTTGTTGTTCCATACTGGGAATAGAGTTTAGCATCATTTAGAGCTTGTTGATCGCTCTTGAATGGTCCATAGTTGTATGGTGTATCTTGATAGGACCAATACACACCTTTACGCTTTTGCTTGAGATCAATGATGATTTCTTGGTTATTAACTTGGAATTGGTGCTTCATTGAATAGAGGGATGAGTTCAGTGTGTGTTACTTTTGGATCGTGGGCTCTGATATTACTTTCGTAGTGAATCGCATCTTCGATAGACAGAAATGGTACTTGGACTATAGAGACCTGTTTCCTCTTCTGTCTCGTCAAAATAACGGCATACCTCATCATACAATGTGTGATTATTTACATGTGGATTGGATGTCTTTCCAGTGCTCCGTGAAGACAACAAGATTGGTGTCACGCTCTTTGGTCTCTCCATAACGAGTGGTGATAGTAACATAACGTTCACAGACAAAGTTGATTACACCGTCATGTCCATTGTAGGACACCACATCACCTTTGTCAAATGGACTATACTTCTCGGGTGTCATTGTTGAGTGCTTCCTTGAGTGCTTCGGCTACATTCTCCTTGAAGGAACGATAGGGGATGAACAACTCATCATCCTCTGTCTTATAGTCCTGATGCGTCTCTTTGAACTTACGATCTACATCATACAGCATATTCTGTACAATGTCATTGATCACTTCAATACTCTTTGGTGTGATGGAGTGCCATTCATAGCCAGGGAACATGTCATCCTTGACTCGATCTAATAGGGCTTTCTTACAATGCCATTGATGATCAAAGATCTGGGTAAATGCTTCCCAGTCATGATTAGATTTGAAATGTGGGATAGTCATTTGTTCTTCTCAACTGTCAACTAATGCTTCCATGTCAGAATGTCCCCATGGTGGCATATTATCACCTTTGATCTTGGGTTCACTACCAAAGTTCTTTTCATAATGAGCGTTCATCTTAGCCCATTGAGCATCACGCTCTTTCCACTCCTGGTATTTCTTGTCCAGGTCCTCATTCATCGTTAGATCATACTCACCACAGAGCTTACGCTGTTCATCTTCACTGACACAATCATTGAATACCAATGACATAGCAGCAGTTCTGATTGATTTGGGGTCCATGCCTACACATAGCATGAACTTCTCAAATAACTTGAAATACTGCTTACAGTTGAGATCTGATGCTGGTGCTGTGATCAGGTAATGCTCTTCAGGAATGTAATCATCATCATCCCATCCATAAGAGGGAGTGAACGTAGCATCAAACTTGAATTGTACTTCTGCTTCGTAGGTCATGATGCTTTCTTGATGGTGATCGTGTTGTCATCATTGACAATCCATTCTAGAATGTCACCTTCGTACCAGCCAAGTGAATCTAGAATCTCATCAGATAGTGGGATCATACAATCATCACCATCTTCTTCTATTGTTGTTGAATACATCATGTCCATGCTCTCATGAATTGATCAAGTGTGAAGATGTCGTCAGTCTGTGTCTCTTCGACTAGCTCATCATAGGATAGATCCTTGATTGCGTCAAGGTATTCTTCAGGTGTAGGATCTTGCTCTGGATCAAAGTCATCATGGCATAACCACTCATACTCTTTGACCAGAGCATTGATTAACTGCTCTTTAGTGTAGCTCATCGCTTGTACAGGTAACCACCTGCCCAGTCACAACGCTCAAACATCTCTTCACGAGAAGGAATAGAGAGCACATTGTAACGCTCACCCTTAGCAGGAGCTTTTACACTCGCAGGCTTATACACAGAACCAGTCTTCATGTCAATAAAAGCATGGATACTATCACGCTTACCATTGATATACATGTGGATCTTGTGATACTTACGCCCCTCAGAGTTCATCTTGTAAGTATAACCATCAGGAGCATCATGGGACAGCGCATCACACAGCATCAGCCCATACTTGACAATGTTGAGATAGATCGTGTTCCGCGCATCAGCGGTGGCGCAGAACTCAGCGAAGGTAGCGGTGCTCATGTCGTTGTCTGAACTGAAGTCAGTATAGGGTGAACTGGTGGGGTTTGGGAGACTGATCATGACAGTTATTGAACTGGCTCAGATCGCAGAGTCCTCGACCAGATCAGGATAGTATTCTTCCACTTCAGCAATCAGCTCATCCACAGTATATGAATCAAGGTTCTGATCCAGCATGTCAGCTACAAGACACATGAGAGTCTTGGTGTCCATGTCATCAACCATGCGGTCAATATATGCTTGCTGGAGAGTGTCACGATCGATGATGGGCATGGCAGTGGTGTTGTTCATGTCCTTATTATAGGGGATCGAAGAGGTCGTGGAGGTCATTGGGGTCAGTTCCAGGATCGTCACAGTCATCGAACATGGTAATGTTGCTCACTGGTACCTCATGCTCACCAGCAATGCGATACCAATGCTCACCATCTCTTAGTCCAAGATACTCTAACTCATCAGGAGGAAAAGTATTCTCACGCATCGCTGCTTGGATGCGATAGTGAATCAAATCACTCGGCTTCATTGTTCCAGAAATCCTCCCAATCCTCAGGAGAGTCAGTTACATCTTCAATGTTGGGGTTCAGAGTGAATGATGGGTCAATCATCTGACAGTTCTCTTCAAACTCTTCGGGTGTCATGATGCTAAAACGTGCCTGTAATCAATGGACTTGATACACCAGCCAGCAGCAGATGTGATCTCTTCAACTAAATCATCGCCATCATCTGCTTCCCAGAATGTGCCGATGTAATCGTCATACAAATGCTGCTCATCTTGAGGAGTTAATTCTTCATCAGCAGAATCACAATCAAGGTCAAACTCAATAGCAGTGACTTGGTACATCATCAGCAGTACACGGGGGAGTAATCAGGACCACAGTAGGCTTCAGTGTTGAAGTCAGTAACCTCAGCACCGTTAGCAATCAGGTTGCGGATAGAATACAGAGCGTCAGACTTAACAACGGTGGAGAATGACATCATCTCACTCTCAGCACCAGGATGCCAGATGACACGCTTAACAAAACGCTTGCCACCAGCACAAGGAAAGAAGTCGGTCTGGGTGGCGGAGGTCAGGAGTCGCATGGGTCGTTTGCTGATGTAGTAATTATAGGGTGGCTGGTGACCCTTCAGAAGGAACCCTGTGCCACTTGCTCTAGAGGCACACGCTTGACCTCCAGACGCTTCCAGCCACGGATCTCTCTGATACCATTGACCACCTGATTCACCACGTTGTTATGCTGACGGTTCAGACCACGAACACTCTTAGTCGCAGGGCGAGTGATGTAGAAGATGCTGGTGCTGTTGTCGCTGTTGTCGATGGAGACTTCGTAAGCGTTCATCAGGTGACTCAGTTGAAGTTGAGGTAGGTATTATCGGGGAGCAGTCCCATCTCTTCACATCGGCACTCGTAAGCAATACGCTTGAGCATCTCAATGTCCATCTCTTCAATGGACTTAAGGATGGTGCGACGCAACTGGAGATCGATGGTGTCGTCGGAGATCATGGGCATCGGTTGTTCCCTTGACTACCTTAGTAGTATAGGCTCACCAGTAGGGCAAAAGGTCGCGTGGTAGTCCAGCTCTCCGACTGTCCACCTGCTTTTCCCACGCCAATGGGGTATTGTCCTGATCAACCGTCATATTGAACGACAGCACAGCCCTAGGAGTGTCGCTCTCGTTTGGCTGTGTGTAATGATGGAGGAAACTTGGAAATAGAATAAGATCGCCTTCTTTGACCTCTGGCACATACGTCAGCTGCTCACCTGTGACAAAATGGTCAAACGGACTGACAAATATGGTGGGTGTGTGTACATCAGGATCATAATCTAGGTACAATACCGCACTCCAACCACCATGTCCGTGATTGTGTACTGGATGATGGTTGTTCTTGTATGCTTTCTCGAACCATGAGCGCACAATGAGTGGCTCACACCTGAAATCATGCGCGAATTGATCTAACTCATCCCTCAATGTACCAGTGATGGAGCTCAACAATAACTTTTCTGAGCTTTTGTCCGCGTAGTCCGACCATACCCTCTCGCTGCCCATCGTGAGCTGCCTAGATTCCAAAGTGTCAATTAGGAACCGCTTCTTGCGGTCCCAATCACTCAAACTGTACCTCACCAGAGGTATAGAGAACATCGTTTCAATCACTCGTGAGACCCTCCTAGAATCGCCTGTAAGGGGTCATACCCATGCGTGGGCAGGATTACCCTTAGTAAAGATACAATCTACCACACGCTGTAGACGTGAGGCAATCTGTGCGCCATGGTTGCTGTAGACAGGGACAGTAACAAAGCCAGTGCCCTTCTTATAGTTAGCCCAGTTACCTGGCTTGAGCGCACCACTAGAGATTGCTTGCGCGTCGTCGCGGTGAAGACGAATCACGCGACCGATAGTCTGCGCCATCTCAATGATTGGCAACTGGCGAAGGAGAATAACGTGCGTCAAACCAGGCACGTTGATACCTTCAGACAGAATAGAATAGTGGAAGAGGACAAACTTCTTGTCCTCATCGAGTCCCCAAGCGTGAAGAGTGTCAAAGAATTGGTCACGAGTGACCTTCTGACCGTCAATGATTGCGCCATGCTTGGATGTAATCATCATCCAAGAGTAACCACGCTCGATCAACTCTTGCTTGAGACCAGTCTGAACAAACATGTTCATGATATTCCGCGCAGAGGGAGCAGCAACCAGAACTTTGGTGGCTTGCTCATCACTGAGAGTGTCAATGATGCCAGTCACAGTGTCAGCATCGACAAAAGCAATAGTCTCTTTGGTACGAACTGCCTCAGTCTTGTGAGTGATAATGGTGGGAGCAACAATGCTGCCGCACTCCATCAGCTCCTGAGCAGGAACAGTGATCAGATTGTTACCATAGATCTGAGCATTGTTCATGCCACGCTTGCCATTGCGAGCAAACTTAGGAGTAGCAGTGAAGAAGTATGCGTTGTCAGCGTCAACAGATGCCAGAGCAACAACGGGGAAGAAGTTACGCTGTACGCTATTGTGTGCCTCGTCGCAATACAGAGTGTTGATCTTGACACCAGCATCAACAATCTTGTTCAGAGAGTTGTAGGTGGTGAATAGAATAGCGTGCTCATTGGCTTTGCGGCACATGTCAACGAACAAACCGATCTTGTCGCTGTTAGTAGAGCGGAAGTGAGGAGTCTCACCACTGTGAACGTGACCGATGATCACGTTGTCAATCAGCTCTTTGAACTCATCACAGAGCTGAAGCGCGAGCATGATGCGAGGCGCCACAACGACAGTCAGAGTGGGCTCAGATGCCTCAGAGAGGCGGTTGAGCAGGTCTCTGATGATACAGAGGGTCTTGCCGCCGCCAGTGGGGATGTAGACAGTGCCACGGTCCCAAGCAGCGAGGGCGTCAACCGTGCGTTGCTGGTGGGGGCGAAGGGTGTACATCGTGTCTTGCGTTGATGGAATCAGTATAAACTAAAAAACCCCGCCGAAGCGGGGTCAGTGGACAGTTCAGGTCAGTGTCACACGGACACGATGTCCTCTTCAACCCCGATCACCTGAGGCAGGAACCCCTTGAGATCGAACAACTTGAAGGAGGATCCTTGCTCAAGACGGGCAGTAACGATAGCATCGATGATACCATTGAAATGATCCATCTTCTGAGCAATCTCACGCCGCATGTCTTCGGCTTCCTCAGCAGGAACATCTTGAAGGAATGACACTAGATCAGGAACCTCACCAGTAGCATAGAACTTCTCCATGATCTCAACGATAGTACGATAGATGTAAGTACGATCGCCAGAACCATTCAGCACCACAAGATTCCTGACTCCGCGTCCTTGCTCATTCAGCATAGTTACTGCTTTCTTACGAGCAGAACGAGTGCTGAAACTCTCCATGGTGAGAGAACTCATCTTCTTGGCGATACACTCTTCAGCGAGAGTAGCGACCTTCTTCTGAGTGAAGGAGTGATCAATGGTGTTGATGAAGTCCACAATCTGACCAACAGTGGGCATGTTGTGGGGGTCATCTTCACACATCTCGTCAATACGAGCGGCGATCACTTTCTGCCAGTCAGTGATAGTGGCTGCCTTAAAAGCGTTCCAGTGATTGTTCTTACCAAGACCAATCTCTCGTGCTACATCTTCACGGGTGAACCCAGCGCGAACCTGAACCACGTTAAAGATCCAGCAAGAATAACCCTCTTGCTCGATGGCATCGAAGCGAGTATAGCCATCGATCAACTGACCGTCTTCAAAGATATAAGGAATGTCCTCATCAACTTTATACCCAAAGACGCGAAGGGCATTGCGGATGCGCTTCAGATTCTCCTGGTCAGTACCAGTTGCGCGGAAGATGTTGTAAGTCTGACCCTGATCGTTCTCAGTAATGATGCTGCTGAGTGTACGAGACTCACGACGCACAATAGTATAGCTGCGACCGTTAATCATCGGATACTGGCAGTCATTAACAGACGGACCAGAGATCATAGAGATCTTGATGAAGTTTGCTTTGTTGTTCATGATAATCTAGCAGATTTGCTTTGGTGTTGCTGGTGGCAGACTTGCCTGAGCAACTTGACTACTTTACCTGATGTCAGGCAGGGATGTCAAGCCCCATTTCGTGAATTGCCAATTTAGTAATCCACGTTTCGTCCCTGTGTGCTTCTACTTCCCATGGCTCATCGTCATAGGATGTATCTTCAGGGACAATACGAGAGAACCAATAGTTCTTATCGTATTTGGTGACATGCTCTCTCTTCACACGCTGCTTAACATGAATCAACTCATGAATAAGCGTGGTGAGATAGTCGTAAGGATTGAGATTAGCATGAAGCTCAATCTCAAACTCACGCGGACGTGAGCATGAATCTATGATGCCACATGTTCCGAAGTTACCTTCACGCAACATGCCACGAGTTACTACATCAATGGCAAGGTCATGCTTCCCAATAAACCTGGGGCAGAACCAATCGATGACAGCGCGGGTGAGTCTGCGCCGCTGATTATAGCCTGAAAAACTGATGGCAACTGACATAGATTGTGGAGAGTCCAGACTCCGCTAATGACAAAAAGTAATTTCATGAGAGGCGGTAGAGATAGTCCTCCAACTTCTTGACAATCTCTTTGTATTCTACACCGAGGTGACGCTCTTCGTTGTTCTGGTCACGAATGTTCATCAACTGAAGAGCAGAGATGATTGCTTGGAGCTCGGTCTTTGTGAGATTCATGCGCTTGCCTCAACAGAAATACTATACACCAGGGAGTGTGGCAACCATGACCACATCGTCCACTTTTACATCCGCACACCGCTGCTCAGCGATGGCAGCATAGTTGGGATCCATCTCGATCCCATAAAAGTCGCGCTGTACATTTAACGCCGCGACACCAGTGCTTCCCGAACCACAGAAAGGATCAAGAACAACACTACCAGCAGGAGAATAGACACGGATAAGATACTCCATGAGAGAAACTGGCTTGACCGTGGGGTGATTGTTGTCCTCACCTTTCTCTTTACGAGTAGCGCGAGGAGCATAGAAATACTTCTGATGCTCTATCATCACCTCACCGATGATATTGGAAGGATAACGACCGTCAGGATTAGCATCCACAGTCCCATACTCAGCACCAGAGCCTTTAGTGTTACCATCTTTCCCAAACGTACGACGCTTAGCACCACCCTTGACCCAACCTTTCGGGGGAAGCTTATCCCAAGGGATACGAGTGGTTTCAGTATCAATCATACCACATCCCCACTTTTCCATACAGTCTTTAATACTGCCTGTGTAGGGCTTTTGTGCTACAACAATAGGCTCATGCGCTGGCTTGAGTCTATTAGGCTTGGGCATCTTTGTGGTGGTCATCCACATAATCTGATCTTTGATGTTGAAACCAGCGTCCTCAACATTACATGCGAGGCGATGATACAACTCAGGAGAACAGAAAGCAAGACAGAACGCACCAGGGCGAAGCACACGAAATACTTCACGCCAGATGTCTACACTGGGAACAGAATGATCCCAGTGTTCCATACCCATACCGTACGGAGGATCAGTGATACATGACTGGAAAGAATTGTCATCGAAAGAGGTGAGGACCTCTTGGCAATCACCAGTTATGATTGAGAACATTAGATTCGCAGCGGTTACGGTCAGCGTGGGTGAAATAGTCAGTCTTGTCTTTACCACCAGACTGAGTGTACATGTTACGAACGTAGAAGTCAAATCCACGCTCATCTTTCCACTCTTCGTCCATCTGATAGGTCTTCAGGACAGCGCGAAGATCTTCCACGAGATTAGAATACATCTCACGCTTGGCTTGACTGACTACATCATCAGCAAAAAATACTGTGGTCTCGTTGTACTTCTTGCTGCTGAAGATATAAACAGATCCTTCATGAGGCAATCCACCATTGTAGGTAGGAAATGCTTGCTGAGAAGACTTACACTCTAGATCTAGAGTGCTTCCGTTCTCAAGATCGACACGAAAATCAGGGAAGTTCTGACTACCATTAGGCTGCCATTCATACTTGATGTTGTGCTTATCAAGCAGATCTTTTACCTGAAGCTCGTGAAGTGGATTGTCTTGGCTATTGGTCTTGAAAGGGAGGGAGAGAACTTCTTGGAAGAACGCCCGCACTTTGGGGTTGTGCGTTGTCATTCGTCTTTTCGTGTTGACTTAAGTAGTATAGGGGATTGGACCACCTCAGGGGAGAATGGTGGACAGCCTTCTGACTGTCACTCTTCTTCGTCATCGTCAAAGTCCCACTCGGGCTCATCATCATCATCGGTCCACCATAATCTATAGTTTTCCTCGTCTTCTTCATCCCATTCATCTAGGTGCCACTGAATGACGTGAAGTCCTTGAGCAGAACAAGCATGAATTGTGGAGTCTCCATCATTCATACACAGCACATGTCTCAACCAATCAGTAAGCTCATGCTCACTGTCATACTCATCCAAAATAGAATACAACTCTTCCAGTTGTTCCCTCTCTAGGTGCTTGGCGCGAATCATTTCGGTCTACGCTCCATAAAAGTAATGCGGTCAGTTTCCCACATCTCAAAGTATTCGTGCATCGTACGATAAAAATCTACGTCTGCCAGCCAGTATTCTACCACATATCCAGGTTTTAGCAACCTCAATGTATCTGGTTTTGTGACACGAAATGGTGTGCCAGGTCCTATTTCTTTATCGCCATACCTCATATATTGTGTGGCGATGATCACATCGATCTTATCAGACTGTGGGTTTAGTTCTATCTTACTGTCAACCTTGTGTACCTTGCGGTCATAATATCCAAGTGTAGTATCACTAGGATCAGGACCAACACACATACATTCCCCACCATCAGTTAGACAGGTCAATCGTGTCATGCCTTCCATCTTAAAACTAAGATGTGTGCCTGGTTTATATACCAAAGCATGAGGAATCCCTGCCGTTTCCGACATCCAAATACCCTTAGTGAACACCAAACATCTATTGTGTAGATAGAATTGATGTAAGTATTGATTTACTGGTCTTTCTGGCTCATCACCTGTGAGCCCACGAATGTCTAGACCATATTTAATTACTTCAGGTGGAATCTTGATTACTTCATTCTCAGGATCATCACCAATAAACTTAAAACCTTTAGGACACTGACTATAGAATAGTGTTGTTAGTTTGTGCCCAAAGTCACGAATCACGAGTCCAGGTTCAATCATAAAGTAGATCTATCAACGATTTTAATTAGTCCGTCTTCATATTGTTGGAACCAATCTCTACACAATGCGAGGGTATTGACTGGGTTCGTAGTAAACTCAAGAATCCAGGTTGGCTCAGTCACCGTGAGGATTTGTTCGCGTTCGACTGTACATTTGAAAGCGAAATGCTTTTTCATCAGAGTTCCCTGAATGAAACAGTCACTGCTGGGAATAATAATCGAACCTAGAGTTTTTGGTTTGAATGTACCGTTTGCTTCGTATTTGTGTACGATTCTCTCATATTGTGTATAGTCATCAGGACCAGCACAAAAACTAGATCCGCCCTTTTCTTGAGAAATTAGACGAGTTACACCAGGAAGTTTAATGTGAGTACAAGCACCTTTCTTATAGATGATGCTGTAGAACGGTACGTTAATACTATCAGATCTCCACTCAGATGTAAAGAACACTGTCCTGTGATGGACAGTCATTCTGTGGTTATCATAATAATACTTTCTCATGATCTCTTCATCCTGAGCTACCTTGCCATCAGGATTCTTCTCAATCCAGTCAGTTAATACATCAAAATCTGGCTGGATTTGTGTGATGTCAGGATCGTGACCAAAAATCTTTTTATGAAGTCGAGCGTTCTCACAACTCAGCACAGAAAATCCATGCTGTTCAATTACCTTACCAAATCCATACTGGGCAATTTGGTAACTCTGGGTTTCTGAAAGATCGTACATTACTCTGCGGCATCCATCTCAGCAAGTTGTTGCTGAAGTTGTTCAAATTGGAAATCAAAATCATCTTCATGGAAGATGGTAGTAATCTGCGTTTGTGTCAAAAGTGGATCAAAATGATTGGCTTGAAGTTTATGCATCTCGCACTGGTGTACTTCAAGTTCACTAGCAGTTACTGTCTGCTCCTGACCTCTGATAGCATTAAAGTTATTCAGAGTCTGAGTTACATCTCTTTCTTGCTCTTTTAATTGTCCAACATAGTTGAAGACATCATTGGCAAGTTGAAGGCGAAGAGGCTCATTGTCATTATAGGTACGAGCATCTACCTCCATGGCATAACTTTCTTCTTTGAGTTCGTCACACTTGACAGTGACATAAACTCTACCTGTTTCGCTGTCAACGCGATCGATAGTGTACTTTACACAGTCAGCGCTATAAACTTTGAACTGTGCTTCTTGTTTAATCTCTGATTGTGCCATTAATTTACAGTCCTACCTCTACGGTCTCCAGTTGTAATCCACGAATATATGTAGCTGTTACCATCAACATAATATCCAGAGTCTCCATTGGTTCCACGGTTTCCTCCAGATCCTGCGGCTCCTGGGTCACCACCACGGGCGCCACCGTTGGATCCACAGCCTGATCCACCGCCACCATTTCCACCTGAGTTGTAGCTACCAGCAGCAGCACGGTTACCAGCATTTCCAGCAGGAATACCGCCACCGCCACCACCACCGCCACCTTGGGCAGAGTTGTAGTTATTGCCTGAACCTTGACGATAACAGTTCTTACCGCAGTTGTAATTGTAATAGTAAGTGCCTACACACTGACCATTGTTACCACCACGACCACCACCGCCGCCGCCCCAGACTTGACCATTGTTTTCTACCCATACACCCGTGCGAGTGTATAGAGCAGTACCACCAGTCTGACCAGATCCACCTACATTACCACCATTGCCACCTTTACCAGCAATTCTAGCACCAGAATTAACTCTGATGTAGACAGCCGATCCAGCTGGAAATGCTCCAATGTAGATACCAGGATCACCACCAGCATTACCGTTGACTGTAATCAGTCCACGGATTCTGTCACCACTATTATAGGTTCTACCCAGTGTTGGTGAGGAATAGTTGCTAGTTGTGAGCCAATCACCTAGGTTAAATGTGCTTGTTCTAGTACCAGTGCCTGTACTTACAGTAAAAGTAAATACATTTTCCTGATCATAAAACGTTCGCCAAGCACCACCAGATTTGACATATGCTTGCTTGACAGTTCTCCAAGAACCACCAGAGCGCACAGACAACTTATCAACGTAACGCCAAGAACCACCGTCCTTGACGTTAGCATGGAATCCTCTACTTAAGTATGCGGCAGCAGCCGCATCATATGGAATCGACATGATTTAATTCAACCTATTAGTATCTATACCAGACATCACCATTGCTACCGCCAGATGGTGCGGAAGTGGAGATAGTTCTGTTACCATAAGCATTAGAACCAGATCCAATGGTGAGTGTAAGAGCACCAGTGCTAGAATTGAGACTGATGCTGGAGCCAGAGTTGCTGACAGCAAGTGATCTGACACCAGAGTTAGCAATAGTGATACTATTAGCACCGTTGGTAATAGTAATACCACTACCCTGTGTTAGTGTTGCTTTAGCAAATCCAGAGGAAGAACCAATAAGCAGTTGACCATTGGACAGGGATGATGTATTGATGCCAGTACCACCATAGGCACGATTGATAATCGTTGCTGCCCATGTACCAGTTCCGATTGTACCAACTGTAGCCAGAGAAGAGGCAGAAGTCAGGTTGCTCAGTGTGTCAATGGCAGACTCAATCGTTGCCTCAGTTGTAGCATCCAGAGCATCAATTCTCTGAAGTGTGGTAGTACCACTGCCATTGTCAGACAGAACCTGCTGACCACCAACCTTAATTTGGTTACCCTTGACATCAAGATCACCGTCGATATTAACGTTGTTTCTGATAGTTGTGGTACCAGTTGTAGCGCCAATCGTGATTGCTGTGGCAGCTCTTGCCAATCTCAGCGTGGTAACTGTAGAGTCAAGCAGATTAAATGTGGTCGCTGTAGATGTAATATCAGCACCATTGACAGCAAGATCAGCAGTCAGAGTTACATTACCTGTTACTCCAAGTGTACCGCCAAGAGTTGTAGCACCAGTACCAACTTTAAGAGTACCTGTGCTCTGAATATCAACACCCAGACCATTCAAGAACTGGAGATCACCAGCAGCATCACTGTTACCTGATCCACCAGTAATCTTGAGGTTACCAGTATCACTCAGACCGAACTTAGTCCAGTTACCACCAGTCCAATACCAACCCTGATACTCACCACGGGTAGGAAGTTCGAGCAGTTTCCAGTCACCATCATTAGCAGATGATGTACCTGGCTGAGTAGAGATAACGTCAATGTTCTTGGAAGATTCACCAGTAATACCGATCGTAATGTCAGCAGCGGTGAGTTTATTGTTGATCAGAGTTTCATTCTGAACAAGCAACTTACCCTTGAACTCAGTAGTAAGAGTGTTAGATTCAACTGTAATCTTATCCCTGACGATGATTTCATCGAATGTAGGACGGAGGTTAGCAGTTTCACCAACAACACTCAGAACTGGTGTATCAAGTGATTCTTCTTCACCAGTAACCGAACTAATCTTGGTGTTACCAATGAACAGGTCACCGTTAGAGTTCAGACCAGAGTAGAAAGCGATACCACCTTCTTCTTTCTGTGACTGAGCCAGGAGAACTTCTTCTTCAGTAAGAACTCTATTCTGTACAGAAGGAAGACCAGTAGAATAGTTACCAGGACCGAAACCAACATATTCAAATGTATGGTTACCAGATCTAAGGATCGATGGTCTTCTAAGTTCAAGATTAGTACCACCTGAAGCGTTCAGGGGGATCATTCTCAGTGTCAGATCCAGTTCTTCAGCATCACCATCTCTGGCTTCCAGAGTGATGTAGTTTGCTGTGGCAGGATCAGCAGAAGTAAAGTTAGTGTAGTTGTTCTTACTTTCAAGAATCCAACGACCCATCACCTCTTTAGTGATAGATCTAGCTGGGTCGGCATTGCCAGCACCATCAGTTGTGGTGACCAAACCGATAACAACGTTAGAGGCAGAAGATACAGCAGCGATGGGATCTTCTGTTGGATTATCCTTATCCAGTGTAGGATAGAGGTTGTTAATGTTCTGAGAGAACGAGAATCCAGACAGGTTCAAATCACTTGGAGTGATTCTACCATCCAATACTGTCAGATAGTAGATACCATTCTGAGCGCCTGCTTTGAGTTCTTGTACTCTTTCAATGTCGTAGATGTAATATACACCTGTGTAGCCCTGTCCAGATGGTACGTTTCTTTGCTGAAGAATGTAGCCATTGATAGGATCTCTAGACAGAACCGAAGAGTCAACAACATAACGCAGACGATATGTTCTATCTCTAGAAGATCTGTTATCAGCAATACGCTTCATGAATGAAGCGCCAGTGAACAGAGAGTTGGTGTAGAAAGTATCTTGTCCCAGGTGATAATGGACACCAGTTGAACTATTGCCAGAGGTGGCAGCAGTGACTCTAATATACCATGTACTCAGTTCAGTGTCAAACTGAAGGGGATGTTCTGGATCTCCAGGTACAAAAGCCTGGGTAGTAATGCTAGTAAAGTCTTCATCAGCAACAGTAGCACTTCCAGTTGGAGTTAGTGCTGCTGAATATATCTGTGGAACAGAACTACCACCACTGGAATTAATCAGCGAAACGTACAGAACTTCATTGATTCTAGCACCGAGGTTGAAACCCTGAAGTTTGTATGGTGGCTTGGTTGCTTCACTATTATATCCATAAATGTACAGTCTGGTATTAACAGCACCAATGAATGACCACGTTACACCACCATCAGATCTTGCGAATGGTGTGGTAGTCCATGTGGGAGGAATGTTACCAGTTGTACCACCAGCAGCAGTATAGTAAGCATTGCCGTTGTAGATACAGGAACTACCAGCAGCAAAGTTAGTGGAAGCTGTCCAAGTCTGGTTCTGTTGAGAAGAGTTATTCTTGATCTTCTGTACATCAAGAGCAATATAACCAACAGCAATCTCATCAATGCTGCCAGCATATACAGTCTGACCACTACCACTAGAACCACGATAACCACGATTCAGTACCAGTGAGCCATCAGTATTGACAGTCTCGATCTGATACGATTCGGTGGCATCAATAGCACCTACACGAATATACTGATTAACTTCTAGCCCATGATTAGCGTTCAGTGGGGTAGGAGATACAGTTCTATTGTGTTGGTTAAGTGTCCAAGTATAGTTCGCAATCGCTTCATACGAACGCGAAAGTTTTTTCGGTGGGATAACGTGTGTGACTGTACCTGCCTTATCCTGAGTAAATGGTAGAGTCTTAAATCCTTTCGCTCTCAGGGCGCATGAACCGAAGTTAGAGTTCGAGTTGGTAATAGATTGGTCACCACCGTTGATAGCAACGAAGTGATCCGCAAAACCCACAGCGAACACAGACACCGCCTGAATAACGGCGTCGTTAGAGCATTTAACGTGGAAGTTTCTATAGGTTGGCTTATAGATGGAGTCACCATCTGTGTGGTTACCAGCAATATATGCTGAGCCATCCCACTTAATAAACGCAGAGTCGTCTTTCTGTAGCGAAACACCCGTGAACTGTGCCACAACCATCGACTTGAAACCAGTCGATTTAGCACCGTCAGCGTGCATACCACAAGTACCCCATGTAGATCTCAACGAGATGTTGAAAATATATGGAGAAGCAGAGTCTACGTTATCAATTTCGACTTTAACAGTAGACCCAGTGGCAACAGGGTTATTAGCAGGAGCCGCAGCATTTGGATCCTTAATGACATATCTAAATGTCGTTGTTGTTGGAACTTCAGTAATGAAGTACGATCCATTAAATCTATCAGCAACAGCACCAGATACACCTTCGATCTGTACAGGCGTACCATTAGAGAAACCGTGAGGCGTAGTAGTTGTAACCTCAGCAGTTGTAGTATAAACACCCTGGTTCACAAAGTCAGTTACAATCGTGGAGATTGTAATTGGACCAGATGTGTTAGGACCAACGATTCTATTTTCTTCAACTCTGGTCTGGAACTCGTCAGCAGAGATAACACCAGTGGTGTCAGGAATATCATCGAAAGCCTTAGCAACCTTCTGATAGTACAGATCGAGGTCTGTAATTGTCAGTGGGTTACCAGTTGTATCGTTCTTAGAGCTCTGGACGTTTCTACCATCAGCATACTCAAAGCAAGTAAGCTTGTGGTGAGAGAATGATGGTGGGGAACTAGCAGATGGCTGAGCAGGGTCCTTATAGACACCAGCAGGAGGACCATCAAAGAAGGAGAACTGCCAGAAGTAGCAACCACCAGTTACACGGAAGATAGCAGCACGGTCGATGCTACCAGACGAAGGGTCAGGAATATAAAGAGGGCGAATCTTAGTCTTTCTAAGATCCATACCAACCAGAGATGTACCTCTGGGTACAATAACACCACCTTCTACAGAGTTAAATCTATACAGAAGGTTGTTAGGGTTTGGTGTGCCATCAGCGTTCTGAAGTTCCAGGTTTGAACTGGTGTTCAGAATGGGAATATCATCGTCAATAAAAGCTTCGCCCGCAGTATTCATGCCAGGGCGGTTATCAATTACATACTCAGAAGGGTACAGTACGATGGTAAATGCTTCAAACGCATCGTTAAACTGACCAGTTCTGTAAGAGAATCTAGCCGACTCAAGTAGTGCCCTTTGAATTGTCTTAAAGGGACGATTGGGCGAGTTACCCCTATTCTCAAACGAATCCGATGCGTCGAAGTCGTCTGGGTTGACATATAAACAACGTCCCGTCTTCGATGTGAAGACGTTCTTGAGTCTAGTAAGTGCCATCTAATATCAGTAAATAGAGGTTGCTTCTTCAAAGCCAATGAAATTAAACACTGCGCCAGAAGACGCATTGACATAGAGGTTTTGATACTGTTCAAGCACCAAACCAGTCAAACTCACTTCAGAACCGTTGGGAACGGTGTATGATTTCAGAATCTGATTAGCAGACTCAGAATAACTTACTGAAGCTACAACGACTTCAGCAAGGTTTTCAGATACCCACTCAGCAGTTACTGCCGTACCGTTAAGATTAGCAGCATTGTAGAGTGTTACTGTTGACAAAGATGGGAGCCATTCAATAGCACGAGACTGTACGCTAAGCTGACCAGCACCACCAATGGCAGACACATACATTGTATTCTGATCACCATATGTGGCAGCAGTGTTGAAGATGTTATTCTTCAGAGTGCTATTCTGGAGCAGCAGAGTTCCAGTATTAAAATCATAATATGTAACACGACCCCAGGTACCCACGGCACTATCAGTAATAGTACCAGCAGCACCAGAGGAATTACCAGTGATGGTAACATTTGGAAGAACTGTTACTGGCCAATCACCAACAAAATCCTTGAGCCAAACTTTAAGGTTGGATTGATCCCACTTACAAACAACAGCAGTTTGTGTACCCTGAAGAGTGCCACCAGGCTCAGTAATCGTTACAGTCTCACCATCTTGAAAAGCAGTGCCGTTGTGAGCACTAATGATGACGTAAGAACTTGTAGTGTAAGTACCAACAGGGAAACTAAATGCTTCAAAGTTACTGACAACAGGAACTTGAGAAGCAGGAGCAGCAAACTGAATTACATCGCTGTAATCTTGGATACCCACATCTACTGTGAGCGAAGCCCCAGTAGTGTTCATGATTCTCAGCGAACCACTGGCAAGTCGAGCACCAGGGCAAGTGTACATTGGGAAGTCCGCACGAACCAATCCGTTAGGACTTACTGTCCTATCGAGGAATTGATTTGCGTATTTTGATGTCGCTGAGTGGAAACTAGCGAGAACTCCGTTTGCCATGAGTAATTAAGAATATGCGTGGAAGTAGGTCTTGAGTCTGCTAGAAGCAGCAATCTGTTCCGATGTAATAGTCTGATTCTGATTGTTGAGGTCAATCAGAGTAAGTCTCTTAGCAGTAATACCACCACCGACTTGATTAACTGGATCAGTTTCATTTACTGTCAGGTCACCCTGAATAGCCGCACTACCATTAACATCGAGTTTAGCAGTAGGAAGCTTACCAATACCAACATCACCGCTGGTATCAATGATCATCTCCAGTGCGCCAGAGTAATCAGCGAAAGTAAGAGGTACAGACTGAAGTCTCTTCTTAATGATAAAACTGGTATTATCACCACCAATGAGGGACGTTCCCTCAAAGTATATATCTCCGCCAACTTCGAGTTTATATTGAGAAGGAGCAAGTCCAATACCGACAATAGAATTGACGGAATCCAGTTGGAATGTACCTTGGTCGAAGTTGACAGTACCTGTAGTAACAAGGTTATTGATAGAGCCAATCTCACTGATCAGCTTCAAATTACCTGTATGAATTACAGTTTCGGTAGTTTCTGTGCTGCTGGAATAGTCCCAAGTGCGATACTGAAGAGCGCCACCAGTAGCGCTGAACTGAATGGTAGCAGTAGTATAGTTAGCGCCGCCAGCATCAATCGTAAGTCCAGTAAGTTGACCATTAATAATGACAGGGGTTACAGCACCAAATGTACCATCACCAACAACAGTTGCTGTCAGTTGACCATCAGTAAGTCCAGAACCAGGGTCGTTAATAACGAAACTGCCAAGGGCATCTCCATTAAGGACAACAGTTACCTGAGGAAGAGTAAAACCATTAGTAGCAACTCTAAGACTGTAACCAGTGTCAGTAGAAGTATAATCAGTGTCTCTATCATAATATGTGAAGTCAGCGTAGCGAGTGGCTTCACTGGATTGGACATTTACATCAAGAACCAATCTACCAGCGTTGGTATCTTGAGCAGCGTCAAACCACTCCAGTCTCTTATAGGATGGAGAGTCACTATTGACATTGATGCGAATGTCTTCAGAATGGGTAGCAATCGCGTTGACTACTAACTGTTGGTTAAAGGTTGTATTGCTGTTGAATGTAGAGGTGGCAGTAACCACCATAGTGTCAACAGGAGAAGAACCAATAGTAGTGTTGTTATCAACCTGAAGATTACCCGAAAGGGTCAGACTCTCACCCTGAAGGCTACCAGTGATGATAGGCGAAGTCAGGGTCTTGTTAGTAAGAGTCTGAGCTGTTGTGAGAGTAACAAGAGTGTCAGTTTGTCCAGGATCAGGAAGAACATAAGTTCTAGTTACACCAGAAGGAATCTGGGCAGCGGAGAACTTAACAACTTTTGTCTGGTCGGAACTGTTAGGCAACTCGAACACACTATCGTCAATAGCGATAGGTGAGTTGAATCTAATAGTACCAGTACCAAGAGCCTGGAAAGAAAGATCTAAGTTAGCATCAGCACTATCTCTAGCAGAAATAACAAGAGCAGTGGATTGTTTTTGAAGCTGTAGCTTCGCATCACCCATAGAGAATCCAATGGATCCTTGGGTTTCAGAATAAACACCAGTAGCAGTCTTAAGCTCAATCGCAAGACCAGGAGTGTTTTGAGTTCCCCCAGGTACAGCCTTAAAGATAGAGCCAACTAATGACTTTTTATTGGTATCTACTGGGTCTGAATTATCAAGCAGCAGAAGCGTGTCCGAACTTGATACATCAGTCAGTAGGGTTAAATCTGATATTTTGCGAGTTGCCACGCTGTCCCTACATGAAGATCTTCTGTGTTATTTATACCTTTTTGTCAAACACGAATGGACCATATTCACTACCCCAAACTTGCTTTCCATTCTCATCATAACCCCTATCAATAACGATGTACTGGTTATGTCTGAGAATTGCTTCACTGCGAAGATACCCACCATTTACGAATGGACTGTGATAGTTTCTACCAACAAAAGCCCATCCATCAGGTAAAGCAACTCTCTGAAAATGAATGTCACAAACGGGATTGCGAGCAATAATTTCCTCACCCACCCACTCTAGTTTGATCTCTTTTTTACGATAGATTTGACCATCATGCTTAAACTTCTGCTCACAATAAAAGGTGTTATCACCTGTCTTTTCATGCTTAAGCAGAATGTGAGCATAGTGACTTGGCCAACTGGATGCTTGTTTCCAGTTATTATAGTCACCTTCAAACCACTCTAAAAACTCATCGAACATGTTTATGTATTGTTAGCGTAGCATCTTTACCCCAGTCATTCATCTTCCTAATACCACCGAAAGATAACTCTAGGTCTTGATCGTTCCAACCAAGTTCATCAATAAAATCCTTGTGTATTCTAACATGTAGATGTCCACAAGGATCGTATTGATATGAAAAATACTGCTGAATGTCTGGCTTCATACTACCTTCAAATTAAACCCTAAGGAAAGTCTATCTTGATCTGACCTGTTACGCTCTACACTGTGACGCAAATCAGCAGGAAAAATTATCATGTTCCATGCTACTGGTTCAAACCAAACTGTGTGGTGGAATGAGGATGCGTTTTGATAATCAGGGTCTACCTTCTCAATCAAATTATATCGCGTAATGTCTTGCTCATTTTCAAAAACAATTCTACCACAATTAGGTGGAGTTTCAAGCCACAATACACCAGACAAGTCTACATTGTAATGCTTGTGGGATAAATTGTAATCCCCAGGTTTGTTCTTATTTAACCACATCGAAGCGGGCAAAACTTCATGGCGATCGTCAATTAACTGACAGCAACCATAGATAACATCCTCCCAGATTGATTGCCAATGTTCAGCAAACTCAGGCAAAGTGTGGAGATCATATTGTGAGTGCCAACCAGCACTGCTAGAGTTGGGATCGTGGGCAGCCTGTTCTGAAAAGTTTTTAGCCCAGGAAAGCAACTTTGCCCTGGGCTGAACTTCGATATGAACTATTGGTGTGGGGAATAAGTTAATCAGACTCATATTTTTTTCTGATTTTTTTCAGTTCTTTGTATTCTGACTTAATTAAGTCAAATGCTGAATTAAATTCGAGTTTCCCTGCCATTTCCATGGCACAGATAACATCTACACGGTTACCAAAGTGAACGATGGCTCGCTCATACTCATCTAGATTATCGTACTTGCCCATTAGTATCGCTCGGGAATGTTGTTGTAAAAATCAACTTCACGGTGCCCCATCATCAGGGACTTGAGTTCCGCCCACCTGTCTACATGCTTCTTGTGGTATTCAATCCACTCATTACAGACAGCCAGCATATCTTCATAGCACTGACGAGGAGTTACCTCTTCATCTCCCATATAGTCATTAATACAATCATCCATCCTGCTGCGGCGCTGCTTAGCGTACTCAGCGTTCCAGTCAACGTTCAGTTCGGGGCGACCTTCAATAGTCATAACATATCGTCGAAGACCATTATATCATAGCAAAAAGAAAGGGAGGCGTCAAGCCTCCCTTCGCACTTCCTTCACACGATTTATTTAGTTACCCGCATAATAGCACTCTTTTACCTGACCATGTTCAATAGAGACTATGGCTCTGGGTGTTGGAGCATACCAAGATGACCACACAGCAGGATAAACCTCAATTTGCTTGGTGAAATTGAATGGCGTGACCCTACCGTTGTTTGTGGACTTGACGAGTTTGAAGTCGCCATGATCCTCAAAATCATATGTGCCAGTATAATCGATGCTCCAGAATCTGCCTTTAGGATCGAGCCAATACTCACTGAATAGATTGTCTAAGTTTTGTGTTTTGAGGGTTCGGTTCCAGAATCCTGGTCCGAGATCAAAGTTTGAGAAGATGGTGTCGTAGTATCCCATGTACGTTTAGGTGGTCTAAACAAATTTGGCCATGTGTCCATAATAATTTCTCGCAATTTGCTTGGGGTATTATCGTCTATCACTCTTCCTGGTTAGTTTCCAGTAAGTATTCTACGGTGTTGGCAACATCATTCATAGCATCTCTAAGGAATGGTTGCTGTCCACTTTCCTGTCTCATTGGATCTTTGTCATCTACCAACGACCAACGCCATTGGTTCATGTCTTGACAATACCAAAGATTTACTTTCATAGGAGATATATCAGAG